CTGCGCGACACCATCGCCAACGCCTACCCCGGCATGGCCACCGAGGCTCTCGCCGGCATCATGGCCGAAGAGGTGGTGCGCGCCATGATGGCCGGCCGCATCGACGCAAAGAACGGTGATTGATGGACCAGGACGAGTTTAACGCAACCTTCAAACTGCCTTTCAAGGAAGCCAGCGAGTTCTTCAAAGGCAAGCTGTCCATACCGGCCGCGACCTACGACGACATCTGGAAGGACCAGCACGCCCGCGCCTTCATGTCCGCCGGCGCCTTAAAGTCAGAGCTGGTCGCCGACCTGCGCGGCGCCGTCCAGAAATCCATCGACGGCGGCATGAACCTCAAGGAGTTCCGGGGTCAGTTCGATGACATCGTGATGCGCCACGGCTGGAGCTACAACGGCGGCCGCGCCTGGAGGAGCGAGCTGATCTGGGACACCAACATCACCACGGCCTACCAGGCCGGCCGGTGGCAGCAGTTCGAGGGTTCCGGCGCCGAGTACCTCGCCTACATCCACGCCGACGGCGTGCAGAACCCGCGTCCCCTGCATGTCAGCTGGCACGGCATCACCCTCCCGATCGGCGACCCGTGGATACAGACCCACTTCCCCCCCAACGGCTGGAAGTGCCACTGCCGCATGGGTCGCGCCGACCGCGCCGAGTGGGCCCGAGCCAAGGCCGAAGGCAAGGGGACCAGCCCCAAAGACGGCAGCTACCAATGGGTGAACAAGCGCACCGGCGAGGTACACCAGGTGCCCAACGGCATCGACCCCGGCTGGGACTACAACGTCGGCGCCGCCACATCGAGGAACTACCGGGTGCTCTCCGACAAGTTCGAGACCCTCCCAAACGACATTTCCCGCGCCTGGATGAAGGAACACGTCGCCGGCCCGGCGTTCGAGCGATTCGTCCAGGGGAAGATCGAGGGCAGTTTCCCGGTGGCCGTCGTAACCGAGTCGGCGAAGCAGGAGCTGAAGATGGAGAGCCAGACTATCTGGCTCGATCGTGAGGTGCTGGCCGCCCAGGAAGGGCTCACCCTGGAGGATTACCGGCTTATCCCCGAGATCGTAGACGCCGGCCTCGAACTCAAGCGCGGCCGGAACCGGTACCTTCTCACCCTAGACAAGAACCGGATCACCGCCCTTGCCAGGAGCAAGGCATGAGCGATCTGATCGGCAGCACCATAGACGACCGCGCCATCCACCAGGCGTTCCGCTCCCTGGAGCAGTGGAGCGACAGCCCGCGCCGGCTCCTGGAGGAGATCGGTCAGAGCTACGAGCGCCGCGTCCTGGAGAACTTCTCCCGGGAGAGCGACCCGGAAGGAAACCCCTGGCCCAAGCTCAGCGCCACGACGCTGATGCTGAAGCTCGGCAAAGGCAAGCGGCTCAAGAAGAAAGGCACCCTCTCCAAGAAGGGGCGGGAGTACCTGCAGAACAAGCGGCTTCTGGTGGAGTCAGGTGCGCTACGGCGCAATGTCCACTACCAAGCCGGCCGCGACTTCGTCCGGATCGGTGTGGGGGGCTCGGTCCCCTACGGCGCCATCCACCAGTTCGGTGGTAAGGCCGGGCGGGGAAGGAAGGTCACCATCCCAGCTCGCCCGTATCTCGCCATGAACGACGGCGACGAGATGCGCCTTGCTGAGCGCGACCGTCAGATGGTGTTGCAGATCACCTACCGTCACCTGGGAGATGCGGTTGAAGGGCGCAGGTGACAGGAGCCCCAAATTCCCGCTGCATGGCGTTTTAGGCGGCAGAGGGTCGCGCTGGAAGGCGCAATCGCATTGCAGGGGAATTTAAACGCTGTTTAAAGACGGTTCCAGGGGCGGGCACATCCGAATTTACGGCGCCGTAAATGAGATGACCAGGAACATGTAGTACGGTGCTGCAGCACCGTAGGTGAGAGAATCGGATTCTGCGGGGAAAAAGGAGACTCAACTGGTGGCGACACTCAGACCGGAACAAAGCATGGAGGGTGCCTGGATCGAGGCATTCAAGGTCGGTCACTGGACCGATTCGGCGGGCAACTCCTCCGACTGGACCGCGGAACGGATCGACGCGCTGCTGGCCAAGTACAACCCGCACTTTCACATGGCGCCGCTGCGCGTCGATCACGCCGAACCCCAGCAGCGAACGGGCCGCGGTCCGGCGTTCGGCTGGATCTCCGGGGCGAAGCGCGAAGGGGAGCGGGTGATGGTCCAGCTCTCCCAGGTGCAGCCCCAGTTCGAGCAGTGGGTGAAAAGCGGCCTGGTCAAGTTCCGCTCCATCGCCTGGGATCCGGCCCGCGGCATCCATCACCTGGCGTTCCTCGGCTACAACTGCCCGGCGGTCCCCGGCATGGAGAACGTCTACTCCGACGGCAACGATCTCACCACCATCCAATTCGAACAGGAGAACAGCATGACCAAGCCCGTTGAAAAAAACGGCAAAAGCCTCTTCCAGAAATTTTTTGAATTCATGACCGGGACGAAGGAGCGTTCCAAATTCTGTGCTGACTGCACCGACCATGTCTGCGTGACAAGCTGCCCGACCGGGGCGGTTAGCTTGCACCAGGACAAGGGAGCCATCATCGACCCCGCCAAATGTACCATCTGTTACGCCTGCAGCCGGGCCTGCGGCATGATGCGCGGACCGGTGGAGGGCATGGAAGTCGCCGACTACAGCCAAAAGGAGAAGGACGAAATGAAGATTGAAGACGTAGAGGCCATTGTCACCAAGTCGGTGACAGCGGTGACCAAGCAGTTCAGCGATCAGCTGACCGAGTTCGGGGAGAAGAACAAGGCGCTGGCAACCGAGGTCGCCGGCCTGCGCAAGCAGCTGGGCGATTCCGAAATCGCAACCGACCGCCGGCAGTTCGAGGCGTTCTGCCAGACGCTCCCCACCCGCGTCGCCCCCTCAGCCATCCCGGCCATCGTGGATCACATGCTGACCCTTAAGGGCGCGGCGCCGGTCGAGTTCGACGACGGCAAGGGCGGCAAGACCCAGAAGAGCCAGCTGGAGATGTACCAGGAGAGCCTGAAGGCCCTCCCCGAAACCATCCAGCTGAGCGAGTTCGCCACCGGCAACCGTGCCGCGGGGGAAGGCAAGGGCAAGGTCGGTTCCGGGGAGTACTCCGGCGCCGTCGACCAGGAGCGCCTGAAACTCCATAACCAGGTGCTTGCCTACCAGGACTCCCACACCGGCACAAGCTACGAGACGGCACTGAACGCCGTCATGAACGACAAGGGGGGCAAGTAACCCATGAAAGACCAGTTCGCAGATCAGCTCTCCGCGCTCCGGGTCGTTGACCCGGTCCTCACCCAGCTCGCGCGCGGCTACACCAACGCCGACTCCATCGCCGACAGGATCTTTCCCATCGTCGGTAACCTGACCCTGGAAAGCTCGCTGTACATGACGTTCGGCAAGGAGGCCTTCCGCCTGTACAACACCGAGCGCGCCATCCGCGCCGCCTCCAATCGCATGACCCCGGGCAAGCCGTCCTCGGACAAGTACGTCATGACCGAGCACGACCTGGAGTACCCGATCGACTACCGCGAGGAGGAGGAAGCCAACTTCCCGCTGCAGCAGTACGCGACCATGCTGGTGACCGCCGCCATCCAGCTGCGCCGCGAAAAGATCGCGGCCGACCTCGCCTGCAACCCTGACAACTACGGCGCCGGCAACAAGCTCGCCCTGGCGGGCGACGACTGCTTCTCGGAGCCCGGTTCCAACCCGGTCGGCGTGGTGCAGGACGGCGACGAGGCGCTGCGCAGCCAGATCGCCAAGCGCGCCAACCTCATCGTCATCGGCCCCTCGACCCTGGCGTCCTGGAAGAAGCACCCGATGTTTCTGGAGCGCATCAAGTCGACCGAGAACAAGGTCGTTACCCTGGAGATCATCAAGGAAGTCCTGGAGAAGGAGATCGTGGTCGGCGAGATGATCTACACCGACGACGACGGCACCCCGCACGACGTATGGGGCGACATGATGTGGATGGGCTACCAGCCGGCTGCGGTGTCCGGCGTGCAGCGCACCATGTACGAACCCAGCTTCGGCTACACCTTCCGCAAAAAGGACAAACCGGTGGTCGACACCTACGTCGAGAAGGGCGGCAAGGTCCAGCTGATCCGGAACACCGACCTCTTCGACATCAAGATCGTCGGCGCCGATGCCGGGTACCTGGTCACCAACACCAACAAGTAGGGAGGCACCGTGAGTAACAAGGAAGTGGCCACCTACGTGGTCAAGAGGTCCGCCATCCGGATAGGTGGCAAGGTCCACCGCATCGGCAGGACGATCGAGCTCGATGCCGAGGAGGCAGCCAGGCTCG